AATCCACCAGAAAAACAACAAAAGATAATTCATCTTCTGAGGAATTCTAATGGCACAACCATCAACACGCCAAGGTCTGATTGATTATTGTCTTAGGCGTCTAGGTGCTCCAGTATTGGAAATTAATGTAGACGACGACCAGATTGATGATTTGGTTGACGACGCACTACAACTTTTCAATGAGAGACACTTTGATGGTGTCGAAAGAATGTTTTTGAAGTATCAAATAACTCAAGCAGATATTAATAGAGGAAGTGCCACCAATCAAAGTGGAAGCACTAATACTGTTGGCATCGTAACCACAACCGCAACCTCAACGAATGTTGATGGACTTGGCACAGTAACTTCAAACTTCTACGAAACTTCAAACTTCATTCAGATTCCAGATTCTGTTGTAGGTATCGAAAAGATTTTTAAGTTTGATACCAGCTCAATATCTGGTGGAATGTTTAGTATTAAGTATCAGTTATTCCTGAATGACTTATACTACTTCAACTCTGTAGAACTTCTACAGTATTCGATGACAAAAACATACTTGGAAGATATTGACCATCTTTTAACTACAGATAAGCAAGTTAGATTCAATAAGAGGCAGGATAGATTATATCTGGATATTGACTGGAAGGCACAAACTGCTGGAGATTATATAGTCCTCGATTGCTACAGAGCATTAGACCCAGCATCATTTACTCAAGTATATAACGATAGTTTCTTGAAGAAATACTTGACTGCTCTTATTAAGAGACAGTGGGGACAAAACCTCATCAAGTTTAATGGCGTCAAACTTCCAGGTGGTATTGAGTTGAATGGAAGACAAATATATGATGATGCAGAAAAAGAGTTAGCGGATATTCAATCAAGAATGGCTATGGATTATGAACTTCCTCCTTACGACTTTATTGGATAATGGCACTTAACCCTTTCTTTTTACAAGGCTCTTCATCAGAGCAAAGACTCGTACAGGAGTTGATTAACGAGCAACTCAAAATTTATGGTGTCGAAGTAACTTACATTCCCAGAAAGTTTGTAAGAAAGCAAACCATCATTGAAGAGATTCAATCATCAACTTTCGATGATAATTTCTTGCTAGAAGCATACATCAATAACTTTGATGGTTATAGTGGTGCTGGCGATATTATGACTAAGTTTGGGGTAAGTATCAGAGATGAGTTATCTTTAACTGTCTCCAAAGAAAGATTTGAAGACTTTATTGCAGTCTTCCTTGAGGATATGGATGATGATGAAATTGAAGTTGCTACAAGACCAAGGGAGGGGGACTTAATTTATTTCCCACTGGGACAAAGATTGTTTGAAGTTAAGTTTGTAGAGCATGAAAATCCTTTCTATCAGTTAGGAAGAAATTATGTCTATGAACTAAAATGTGAACTCTTCGAATATGAGGATGAAGTTATTGATACTGGTGTTGATGAAATTACTGATACTTTAGACCAAACTGGATATATCAAGGACTTGATCTTAGTATCTGCTGGAACTACAGCAAGAGCAACAGCAGGTGTTGGCACCAGTTATGTTAAAGAAATATTCCTCAATAATGATGGTTCTGGTTATACCAGTGCTCCAACAGTAGTATTCTCCGCTCCAGATATTGGAGTCGGAAGAACAGCAACTGCAGTTGCAATCACAACCACCAGAAATAATGTAACATCTATTGAAAAGATACAAATAACAGATGGTGGTCTTGGTTATACAACCGTCCCAACAATATCATTTACTGGTGGTGGAGGCACAGGAGCAGCAGCTACTTGCACCATTGCACCTAATGTAACTACACAAGGTGTGATTACAATTACGGTCACAAATGGTGGTGTTGGATACTCTACTGTCCCATCAGTAACTATTAACACTCCAACACTAACTCCAACAAATACTGCAACTGCAGAAGCAGTCCTCGGAGTTGGTGGCACTATATCTGCAATCAGAATTACTGATGCTGGATCTGGATATGATGGTGCAGCAACTGTCACGATTGGTGCTGGTGCTACTGTTGGTGTTGGCACATTCTGGAGAAATGAGATAGTCACAGGTGATGAGTCTGGTGCTACTGCCAGAGTCAAGAGATGGTATGCATCTACCCATACACTCCAAGTTGGTATTACTTCAGGCACTTTCTATCCTGGAGAAACCATCACTGGTGCAAAGTCTGGCGCATTCTACGAAATCCGCACAGAGGAAGAAAATGATGCTCTTGATAAATACAGACAAAATGAAGAGCTTGAAACTGAAGCAGACAATATACTAGACTTCACCGAATCAAATCCCTTTGGTAACTATTAATGTTAGGAACTTACTCATACCACGAAATCATTAGAAAGACAATCATTGCTTTCGGCACGCTTTTTAATGATATCCATATTCAACATAAAGATGACTCTAAGACTATTAGTGACATGAAAGTTGGTCTTGCTTATGGACCAACTCAAAAGTTTCTGGCAAGACTTGAGCAGCAGGCAGATTTAAATAAACCTGTCCAAATTACATTACCAAGAATGTCATTTGAGATGACATCTATTGATTATGACCCATCAAGAAAGACTGGTGTTACTCAAACATTCAGAGCGGTTGATGGTGAGAAGATGAAAAAGGTATTCATGCCTGTGCCATATAATATTGGTTTTGAGTTAGCAATCTTCTGCAAGTTAAATGATGATGCTCTTCAAATTGTTGAGCAAATTCTTCCAAACTTCCAACCAGCATTCAACCTTACTGTTGATTTGGTTGATTCTATTGGTGAAAAGAGAGATATTCCAATCGTCTTAAACAGCGTCTCATTTCAAGACGATTATGAAGGTGACTTTTCCACAAGAAGAGCACTGATATATAGATTACAGTTTACTGCAAAAACTTATCTCTTCGGACCTATCGCAGATAATCCAGAGGGTCTTATCCGTAAGGTTATCGTCGATAACTATGCAGATACGAATACTCAAACTGCTAAGAGAGAAATGAGATACACAGTCGTCCCTGACCCAGTTGATGCTGACCCTGGTGATGACTTTGGATTTAGTGAGACCTGGGAATACTTGGGTGATTCTAAGTCTTACAGTCCTACAAAACAATCTGATATCTAATACTTATGTCTGAATTTGATTCTATTGATGAAGCTCTGAATGTTGAGAGCAGTATAGTTCCGTCTGAAGAATTACCAAAGAGTATTCAGAAGCGTGAAGAAAAGACTGACATATCAAAAGACTATGAATATACCAGAGCAAACTTGTATTCTTTGATTGAGAAGGGTCAAGAAGCAATCAATGGAATCATGGAATTAGCAGGTGAGGGTGGAAGTCCCAGAGCTTATGAAGTTGCAGGTCAATTAATTAAGAGTGTTGCTGATACGACTGATAAGTTGATTGACTTACAGAAGAAACTGAAAGATGTAGAAGAGGATGTTGGTAACAAAGGACCAAGCACTGTTACTAACAATGCAGTATTTGTTGGGTCAACTTCCGAATTGCAAAAACTACTGAAGCAAGGTTTTCTAAATAATAATAAGACCGAACAATAATAATGAAAAAATCCTGCAAGAAGGGTTACTACTATTGCTTCACTTCAAAGAAGTGTAAGAAGATACCTGCTGGTCACCATGTCATGGGATCAGGTCGTTTGATGAAAGATAGTGAGCATGATGAAAAAAATGGTGGCGAAGAATCAACCGAAACTACCAAGAATGGTAACGGCAATGGTAATGGTGGAGATGGTGGCGGTGCAGTAAGTGAAGGGTGGTCGGATAAGTATAAGAAGTCTATTGACTGCAAAAATCCAAAGGGTTTCTCACAAAGAGCACACTGTCAAGGTAGAAAGAAAGTGAACGAAGCAAAAGAAAAGCAAGACCATGAAGTATCAATGGCAAAGACGCAAGTCAAGAAGTCTATTGATAATCTTCAGAAGGTAGCAAGAGTACTTGCAAAGAAAACTGATGCAGATAATCTTCCTGCATGGGTGCAGTCGAAATTATCTGATACTGAGCACAACACTGATGCTGCTGCTTCTTACATGACTGGTGGTGATGATGTAAAAGAAGAATATATTGAAGAAAAGAAAAAAGGCGGCACACTTCACAACTGGTTTAAGAAATCAAAATCAAAAGACGGTAAGCCTGGTTGGGTGCAATCAGATGGATCTCCTTGTGCTAATGAAGAGGGAGAAACCAAAACACCCAAGTGCTATTCCTCAAGAAGACTTGCTGGTCTGAAGAAAACTAAGGAAGGAAGGAAAAAGATTAGAAGTGCCGACGCACGCAAGAGTAGAAAGGATCCTGGACAACAACAAAAGTCCGGTGGTGCTGCACCAACAATGGTAAGAACTTTCACTGATAAGAAAGATTATAAGAAGCACAAGTCTGGTGATTATTCAGCAGAGAGTTTTGAAATGCAGGAAGCAAGAGATGTGAAGGGTAAAGGTAGTGGCAAGAAAGATGCTTGCTACCATAAAGTCAAGTCTCGCTATTCTGTTTGGCCAAGTGCTTATGCTTCTGGTGCATTAGTCAAGTGCCGTAAAGTTGGCGCTGCTAACTGGGGTAATAAGACTGAAAGTTACAACTATTCAAACTGGAGAGAAGACTTCAAAGCACTTGAGATTGAGACGATTGATTTGATTAAGGCAGAGCCTCTTGTGAATGAGGAAGGAGGTATCATAGATACTGTAAAATCTTTCATTGGTCTTACAAAAAATAAAGACATGAAAGTAAAACCCACTACACCAATGGGTCAAGCAGTTACAGGTCT